CTACAACGGTCGCAAGGGCCAACGTACGAAGTCCTGGGACTCGAAATGCTTCCAGCGCACCGAGGTGAAACCCGGTGATGTCGTGGAACTGGGAGGCCTGGAGCTCGGTGGCTATCTCTTCCAGACCTTCCTGTGGGGCCACATCGAAATGGTGATCTGCCGAGAGGCTGATGTCGCGATCATCGTCGAACAGGACGATATTCAGCCTGGATACAGGCGCTACGTCGGATTTGATCTGGCCCCCCAAGGATGGCCTTCGGAGTGGTCCGCATGAAACAGCAACAAGCCGGCGCCTTACCGCTCGCCAACCGCGTCGAGGCCCTCGAAAAGAGCCTTGTCGAGCAGAATAAGCGCATCAATGCGCTGATGGTCATCCTGGAGAAGCTCCAGGGCTCCGCCCCACCGAAATACGAGGCGCAGTTCGATCGCTGGCCGGGGAATGCAAGGTAGGCCGTCATGGCAGTGCGCAAACGTCTCTATCACCCCGAGGAAGTACGAGAAAAGATACGGACCAGTCAGCTCGTTAACCGCTTGAATCAATTCGTGATGGGGAAGGTCGAGCTATCCCCCCATCAGGTGAGCGCCGCCTTGGGCCTGATCAAGAAGACCATGCCGGACCTCGCGAACATCGAATTGAGCGGACCAGGGGGCAAAGCCATCCCCATTCAGATCAGCAGCACGGATGCCGAGCTATGAACTGCTCTCGATGGATCATTCCCCCACCGGGCTCAGACTGTGATTTCCATGCGATGGTGATGGGAGTCTCCATAGCCCTCGCCGCGATATTCATTCCTGCAGTGCTGTGCGGCTTATGGATGGGCCTGCGCCGGCGTAGATGACATTCAAACTCACCCCCAAGCAGGAAGAAGCCAATCGCCTGCTTGCCAGCCCCGCCCGGCACATCATGCTGTTCGGGGGCTCACGCAGTGGCAAGACTTTCAAGATTGTCCGCGCGATCGTCATCCGCGCATTGAAGGCGCCTGGCTCACGCCATCTCTCGGTCCGCTTTCGCTTCGGTCACATCAAGTCGAGCATCATCTACGACACCTTCCCCAAGGTGATGAAGCTCTGCTTCCCCAGTGTGAAGTACGAGCTGAACAAGACCGACTGGTTTGCGCAGTTCCCGAATGGAAGCGAATACTGGTTCGGTGGACTCGATGACAAGGAGCGCACCGAGAAGATCCTGGGCAACGAATACGCCACGATCCATCTCAATGAGTGCAGCCAGATCCCCTGGAACAGCCGCAACATGGCGGTCACCCGCCTGGCTCAGCAGGTCATGCAGGAGTTCGATCCCAAATCGAATGTCCCCGCCAAACCGCTCGCACTCAAGATGTACTACGACGAGAACCCCCCGGACAAAGGGCACTGGACCTACAAGCTGTTCAAGTCCAAGCAGGATCCGGAGACCAAGCGTCCGCTGAACGAGCCGGACGACTATGCTTCACTGCAGATGAACCCGGAGGACAATGCGGCCAACCTCGCGGGGGACTACGTCAAGACACTCAAGGATCTACCCTTACGCCTGCAGAAGCGCTTTCTGATGGGCGAGTTCCGCGACGCTGCCCCCAATGCCCTGTTCATCGATGAAAACATCGACCGCTGGAGAATCACCGATGAGTCTGTACCAGAGATGCTGCGTCTGGTGGTCGCTATTGACCCTAGCGGTGCGGACGATGAGGACAATCAGGACAATGACGAGATTGGGATACTCGTTGCGGGCCTTGGAATTGACGGCAACGGTTACGTGCTCGAGGACCTTACTTGCAAAGCTGGACCCGCCACTTGGGGTCGTGTAGCAACACAAGCGTTTGAACGTCACCGCGCCGATCGCATCGTCGGAGAAGTCAACTACGGCGGCGCCATGGTCCGGCACGTTATACATACGGCGCGTCCCCGAACACCTTTCCGAATGGTCACCGCCACCCGAGGCAAAGTAGTTCGCGCTGAGCCCATCTCCAGCCTCTGTGAGACCGGAAAGATCCGCTTCGCCGGCAATTTCCCACTGCTCGAGGACGAGCTCTACGGCTTCACCACGCACGGCTTCACTGGCTCCCATAGCCCGAACCGTGCAGACGCCATGATCTGGGCTTTCAGCGATCTTTTCCCCGACATCCTGAAGCCGCCCCAGCAGCCCAAGCCAGAGCAAGAAACCATCGTCCCCACCCAGGCTCCGCGCAATGATGGGCTGGGTTGGATGGCTTAGGCGCAAGAATCTGTCGGCCCTCCGCGCATTTATACGCAAGATTCTGTCTTGACTTCAGCCTTCAGACGCCGTGTTCCACGTGGAACGTTTCACAGGCAGTTCAATAAGGCATTATTATTGATAGATTGAGCGGTTGGAGATACAGTCGCGCCCAAGATGCCCGTTTTACCAGCCCAATCGCATCAGCCCGCGTCCACCGACGCTGAAATCTTTGCTGAATGCGCTGAACGGCTGCGGATTGCCCAACAGGCTGAAGGGGAGAACCGCCAGAGAGCGGTACTGGCACTGGAGTTCGAAGACGGCCAGCAGTGGCCGGACGACCTCTACAATCTGCGCAAGGTCAGTAAGCGTCCCACGCTGACGATCAATCACACCCGCACCTTCGTGAGACGGGTCGTGAACAACATGCGTCAGCAGCGCCCGCGCATCAAAGTGCATCCGGTAGGGGATGGCGCTGATGTTGACATGGCGCAGAAGATCGCAGGCCTCATCCGTCACATCGAGAACCGCTCGGACGGCGCGATTGCCTACGACATCGCCGGTGAGAGCGCCGTCAAGATCGGCTGGGGCTACTTCCGCATCCTGACCGAGTGGATGGACGAGGATAGCTTCGAGCAAGAGATCCGCATTGCCCCGATCCGCAACGCTTTCACGGTCTACATCGACCCGGGTGCGATTGCTCCGGCCGGTGAGGACATGGAGTGGTGCATCCTCACGGAGAAGATGAAGCGCTCCGAGTTCGAGCGCAAATATCCCCGTCAGCAGGAGACCGAATGGCGTGAAGGCGGGGCAGGGGACCAGGGCTCGGACTGGGAGACCCAGGAGGAAATTCGTCTCGCCGAGTACTTCCGCATCTCCAAAGTCAAAGACACGCTGGTCAAGCTGGTTAACGGCCGCTCGGTCTACAAGAGCGAGATGAAAGAGGGCGACATCATCGCCCAGACACTTGGCGGTAAAGACTTCGCCCGCCCCACCTGGCGCCGGCAGGTGCAGTGGTTCCGACTGAATGGGACGACCGTCGTTGAGAAGGTGGATCTGCCGGGCAAGTGGATTCCCATCGTGCGTTGCGAGGGCAACACGCTGGACCTGAACGGTCAGGTGCGTCGCCGCGGCATGGTCGATGACATGATGGACACCGCGCGCATGTACAACTACTGGCGTACGTGCGAGACGGAGATGATTGCTCTCGCCCCCCGGGCCCCGTGGATGGGCACCACGAATCAGTTCCAGGGTCATCCGGAGTGGAATGACGCCAACCAGAAGCCCTACAGCAAGCTCGTCTACAACCCCGACTTCCTCGAGCAGCCGGATGGCACGAAAACACCGCTCCCACCGCCCACCCGTGTGGAGACCATTCAGATTCCGGCCGGATTCGTCAATGCCGCAGAGGGAGCCGCAAAGGATCTCATGGCCCTTGCGGGTATGCCTCACGAGCCTGGGGTCGATAAACCCGGGGAAGTTGTTTCCGGAGTTGCACTACGTCGACGGCAGGCTTTGTCCGATATCGGGCATTTCCAATACTACGACAATCAAACGCGGGCCATTGCTCACGGAGGACGTATCCTTCTTGAGTACATACGGGCTTACTACTCCACCCAACGTATGCAACGCATCCTCGGTGAAGACGGCACGCCCGAGACCGTAGAACTCAACGCGATCGACCCTCAGACGCAAAAGATCAAGTACGACGTCACCGTGGGTCGATTCGATGTCGTGATGGACACCGGGCCCGGCTACGAGACCAAACGCCAGGAAGGTGCAGAGCAGCTCATCGACCTGCTCAAGATCGCCCCAGTGGCTGAGATCGTGGCGAAGAACGGTGCCGATCTGCTCTTCCGCTCCATCGATGGCCCCTACAGCGAGCAGCTGGCCGACCGTGTCATGCCGATGAATCCGGAAGGCATGGAAAAGGTCATGAAGGGCCTACCGGAGCAGGCCAAGAACATCGTCACGGCGCTCCAACGGCAGCTCCAACAGGCCCAGCAGACCATCCAGCAGCAGGGCTTGGAGCTCAAGTACAAGGGCTCGATCGAGCAGGGCTGGATGCGCACGGATATCCAGAAAGAGCACATCAAGGCAGCCACCAAGGTGCATGACACCCAGGTGAACGCCGATACCAAACGTGAAGACACGCACGTCAAAGCCCAGGCCTCCATCGCGGTGGCGGAGATCGGGGCTGCGGGTCAGTTGTTGAACACCAACACCGAGGCGGCCCACGACCGGGCAGCAGCAAAAGAGATGATCCAGGCGGCTGAGAAGGCCGAGAAGTCCCCCAAATGACCTTCTACCCTCATCCTCCAGGAGATCTCCATGGCTAATCCAGGACCGGCAATCGCCGGCATTCCCAACACTGAGCTGTTCCTGTCCACCGGACCCCTGTCGCGCATGATCTATCCGGTCGGCTTCACCAATGGTGGAGCGTTCGGTAACGGCACGCTGAGCTTCAACTACGTTCCGGTGACCGCCGCTGTTTCCGGCAGCCGCTTGGACGGCCTGTTCAACATCGCTGTCGCTACCTCGGCTACGGCCAACACCGGCGCTCTGGTCTATACGGCCATGGCAGGCATCTACACCGCGCTCACTTCGGTCAATACCGCAGGCTCCACCACCTATCTGTCGTTGCTGTCGCAAGGCTCGACCCAGACGACCTATACCTGGGCCAGCAACAACTCCGGCCAGAGTCAGCTGACCGCCGCTGCGGTGCGACCGATCTCGGTTCCGATAAACCTGAACGTCCAGCCGGGCGAGTACTACGTCGCTTTCGGTCTCTCCACAACCAATTCAAGCATCGGGACCGCGACCACTGCACTGGCCTTCAGTGCTTCCATCCAGGCGGCCCTGACCAACATGACCGCGACCAATTACGCGGAGTTCACCGCGGCCACCACGGCCAATTCCGGACTCTACGGCGCGATGGGCGTGTACTCGGCGGCCACTGCTGTACTGCCCGGCACCATCAACGTCACGCAGATCAACCAGACGGGCGCGAATCTGCTCGGCGGTAACTTTGCCTTTGTGATCAGGAACTATTGATGAAACCCCAGCTGGTCATGGCCGATTTCGGCGGCGCGCACAATCAGGATCTCACTGAGACGAACGCGCGTCTGTTGAAAGGGACCAGCTGGAAGCGTCAACGCACGATCGTGATTGTCCCCGCCGCTGATCTGATCCCGGCCAAGGTGGCTCTGAGCCATTGGAATCTGTGCTTCCCGCCCAACAACGGCCTGGTGCGTATCCTGGCCCAGGGGTTGGAAGTGGGCGATGCGTACTCACGGGCAATCGAACAGATCCTCGCGCATCCGGAGCTGTCGACGTGGGAGTACATCCTCACCATCGAGCATGACAACTGTCCCCCGGGGGATGGCGTGGTGAAACTCATGGAGCGCATGGACGCGCATCCGGAACTGTCCTGCATCGGCGGACTCTACTTCACCAAGGGTGAGGGGGGATGCGCGCAGATCTGGGGGGATATCAAAGATCCCTTGGTCAACTACCGCCCCCAGCCACCGGACCCCAAGGGCGGGCTCGTGGAGTGTTATGGCACGGGGATGGGCTTCAATCTCTGGCGTCTCTCGATGTTCAAGGATCCGAAACTCAAGAAGCCGTGGTTCGAGACCTATGACGGCAAGGATGGTAAGGGCGTCGGGACTCAGGACCTGACGTTCTGGAGTGATGCGCGCAAGTACGGCTATCGCTGTGGGATTGATTGCTCGGTCAAGGTCGGACACTACGATTACAAGGGTGATTTCGGGCCGCCCGACATGATGTGGTGAGTCATGTTGGTCATTCACGTCATCAACGGCAAGATTTACGCACTGAACTACTCAGTGATGGACGGACAGATGAAGCGAGTTTCCCTCGATGAGGCGATTGAGCTGATGAAAGGTCAGGTCACCCCATGAATGCAGTTGCGGAAGAAGTCCCCCTGCTGAAGCTCGATTTGGGTTGCGGCACGCACAAGAAAGAGGGCTTTCACGGCGTCGACCAACGTCAGTTCGAGGGTGTGGATACCGTTGCAGACCTCCTGCAGCCCTGGCCGTGGGCCGATGGGTCGGTTGAAGAAATCAACATGTCCCACGCACTGGAGCACTTCACAGGTCCCGAACGCGTTCATATCTTCAACGAGATGTATCGCGTACTGGTGAAGGGTGGCAAGGCCACGATCACGACGCCCCACTGGTGCAGCACCCGGGCATATGGCGATTTCACGCATGCATGGCCCCCGGTATGCGAGATGCTCTACTTCTACCTGTCCAGGAAGTGGCGCATGGAGAACGCTCCCGACAACGACATTCAGTGGAACCCCAAGGGATACACGTGTGATTTCGAAGTATCCATGGGTCACACGATTCACGAGGAGTTTCAGACCAAGCATCATGAGCGACAGGTGTTTGCGATCTCCTTCTACAAGGAAGTTTGTCAGGATCTGATCGCCACCATGGTGAAGAAGTAGTCTATGGGCAAGGTCGTCACAGGGGCAGGGCTGCAGGAGTTCATCGAGAAGGGCACGGTGACCCATGTCACCGATCACAAGCCCAAAGGTAACGGTGCGGCTCCCCTGGAGGTCAAGAAAGAGACCCCGGTGGTGGATCTGAAGCCCGCCGAGCCGCCTGCTGACGTCAAACAGCCTGAAACGCCTGTTGTTGACGACCCGAACGAGGGCCTGGAGCCCGACGAGCTGGAATTCAGCGAGCAGATCCGCAAGAAGATCGGCAAGAAGCACCGCGCGATGAAAGAAGCGCAGGAGAGCGCGGCCGAGGCTGAGCGATTTGCCGAGCAACAGTTCAACGAGCGCAAGCTGGCTGAAAAGCGTGCTGAGGAGGCCGAGCGCCGCGCCAAGGAATTGGAAGCGAAGGTGACTCCGCCGGTCAAAGAGCCGGAGTTGAAGGCGCCTGACATCAAAGATTTCACCAACGATCAAGGACAGGTCGATTGGGACAAGTACACGGATGCGAAGGCTGACTATCGCGCTGAATTGAAATGGCGCGAGAAGGAAGCAGAGCGAGCGAAAGAGCAAGAAGCGGCTCAGAAAGTAGCAGCGGATGCCCAGTGGCGTGCGCGGTTGCAGGTAGCCGAGACGAAGTATCCTGACTTTTTGAAGGTTGTGGGGGCGGCAGACATGTTTGTCCCCAATGCGGTGCTCCAATACATCACCGAGAGCGATCACGGGGCTGACTTGACCTATTACCTGGCCAAGCACCCAGAAGAAGCGAAAGAAATCGCGAAACTCTCGCCGACCAAGGCTGTGGCCCGCGTCGGCAAGCTCGAGAGCCAATTCGAGAAGCCGACCAAACCCGCTGAAACAGCGGCCGCGGCTCCCGCGAAGGCCCCCGAGCGTGGTGGAGCACCGCCGCCCATTACGCCGATCTCCGGCACTGGCGCGGGTACCGTCAACCTGGACCCTGCCAAGATGAGCTTCCAGGAATTGCGGGCCTACGAGCGCGAGCGTCGGAAGAAGCGATGAGGTGAGCGAGTGCTCCTGATGTAACCCTACTCAGGAGACCTCAAGTGACTCAACAGCTCCTCACGATGTCCTACATCACCAACGAAGCGTTGGTGGTGCTGGAGAACGAGCTGGTCATTGCGAATCGTGTCGAGCGTCAATACTCGAACGAATTCGCGCAGACCGGCGCCAAGGTCGGTAACACCGTCAACATCCGTCGTCCGCCCCGCTACATCGGCACCTACGGGCCGCCGCTGAACGTGGAGGATACGTTCGAGACGTACGTACCGGTTGTCCTCAACTACCAGTTCCATGTGGACGTGCAGTTCACGACTCAGGATCTCGCCTTGAGCATGGACATGTTCAAGAAGCGCATCCTGCGCCCGCAGATCGCCACCGTGGCGAACCGCATCGATGCTGACTCCGCGCAGTACTACACGTTCAACACCGGGGCCTCCCTCGGTACCCCGGGCGTGCAACCCGCCTCCTACAAGCTCTTCTCGGATGCCCGCGCGATTCTCGCGATGGAAGCCTGCCCGACGACGGGCGAGAAGAACTGCATTCTGGATCCGATCTCCATGTCGGCGGCTACGGACGCCATCAAGGGCCTTTTCAATCCCCAGGCCAAGATCGGCGAATACAACGACAAGGGCTTGATCGCTCGCGAGTTCGCCGGCCTCGACTGGTGGGAAGATCAGAACATTCTGTCCTTCACCACCGGTGCTCAGGGTGGTACGCCCACCTGTGCTTCGAGTCTCGGTAGCAGCACCGCGCTCCTGAGCTCCGGATGGGCCGCGAACGGAACGTTGGCCACAACGGGATGGACGGCCTCGACGGGTGTCATCAAGGTTGGGGATGTCATCCAGATCTCGGGTGTCTATCCTGTCAACCCGCAGAACCGCCTGCAGTACGGTCGGTCCACCCGTCAGTTCGTGGTGCTGCCGCCCGGTGGCTTCCAGACTCCCCCGAATGGCGCTGCGACCACGGGCATCTACTTCGCGCCCGCGAACCTCACCAACGGCACGTTCAACGCGAATACCGGGGTGTACACCTCCGACTCGAGCGGCAACCTGACGCTCACCATCGGCGATGCGATCATCTCCGGCGGTCAGTTCCAGAACGTCACCGCAGCCCCGACCGGTACCAGCAACACCATCACGGTGAACGGCGGCACGGGTCAGGCCACGACGGTCAGTCCTCAAGGGCTGGTGTTCCACAAGTACGCCTTCGCACTGGCCTTCGCCGATCTTCCCTTGCCGCAGGGCGTGGAGATGGCAGCCCGGGCCTATGACGATGAGGATGTTGGTATGAGCATCCGCCTCGTCACCCAGTATACGATCAACAACGACTCGGAGCCCACACGTGCAGACGTGCTCTATGGGCCGGCATCGTTGTATCGCTCGCTGGGGCTGCGGATCGCGGGTTAATTTCACGGGGGCCTTCGGGCCCCCTTTGAGGAGAACGTCATGCCAGGTGGCTCAACACTACAGCGCGGTAACGAGTTGTTCGCGCAGATGATCTATCTCGCCTCGGTCGCTGTTCCCAATATCAACGCTAACTCCACCGCGACACAGACAGTTACGGTACAGGGAGTACAAAGCGGCGATCTGATCAGCTGGAACCAGCAAAGCACGGTTTCGGGCATCAGCGTCGAGAATATCTACGTGAGTGCGGCTAATACGCTCACCTTCCTGTGGAGCAATACCACCGGAAGTAACGTCACCAGTACCGCGAACCAGCCCTTCGTGTTGCAAGTGACCCGCGCGGAGAACACGGTGGAATCTGGACTGGCCGGACTGCCGAACGGGATTTACTGATGTATGACATTCGCCCTTTCGCCCCCCTTTACGGGCCTAACGCAGGTGCGGGGGCGGGCTCTCTCATTGCATCCACCACGATCTCAGGGACCACTTCCTCAGTCTCAGGATCTCTGCCGGGCATCGCCAACAGTGATCTGAATCAAATTCAGATCGCCAACACCAGTAGCGCGTGGGCATACGTGAACTTCGGCCGCAATACCACAGAGATTCCAGCTGCAACGGTCGCTGCGAGCTATCCGGTAGCACCGGGCTCGGTGGTGGTGGTGACAGTCAATTCCGAAGTGGGCGCAGCGGCGGTGATCCTGAGCACAGGCACTGGGAATGTGATCTTCACGCGCGGGGCAGGCACATGATCAAGTCTGTCGGTGCCTTTGCACAGGGCATTGCTCCGGGCGGTTCTGCGGTTCAAGCCTTCACCAGCAACGGCACGTGGACCAAGCCCGGTTTTGGCAATTGGGTACGGGTCATTCTGATAGGTCCCGGTGGTGGTGGAGGCTCGGGTGCTTCCATTACTTCAGGCACAGCCAGCTCTGGAGGAAGTGCAGGAGGCGGTGGGGATTATGTCGATGTGACCTTCCCGATTGGTTCCCTGGCCTCGACCGTATCGGTCACGGTTCCTGTTGGTGGTCTGGGTGGAACGACCGTAACAGGTGCGGTGGGTAATCCCGGCGCGGCCGCTTTGGCCTCGACGACCTTCGGTTCATTACTCACAGCTTTCAGTGGTGGCGGAGGGCAGGGCGGCGCGTCCGCTGCGGCGTCCGGCGGTGGAGGCGGCGCGGGCCTCAATGGCGCGGGTTCCACGGGTGCTGGAGGAACAGGCGGTGGCGGCGGTGCAGGCGGCGGCGGTGCCGGTGGCAGCGGCGGTGCCGGCGTAGGCGGCACGATCAACACTGGATCAGGTGGCGGCGGCGGTGTGAGCGCGACAGCCGGAGCCAATGGAGGCAACCAGACCGGATCCAGTGGCACCGGAGGTGGAGCAGGGGGTGGACTGACTACCGGCCCTGCGGCCACAAATGGCGGCAATAGCGGCGCCAACAACAGTATCGGCCTTGCAGCCGTAGCAGGTGGTGCCGGTGCCGGAACGGGGGGCACTGCCCCAACAGGGTACACCGCGGGTACCGGTGGTGCGGGAGGTGCTTCAAGTGCTGCGTCGACCGGTTTCGCCGGCGGCGCGGGCGCAATCGGAGGAGGTGGTGGAGGGGGCGGCAGCTCTATCAGCACTCAGGCATCCGGCGCGGGTGGTAACGGCGGTCCGGGATATTGCGTCGTAATCACCTACTGACATGGGTGCCACCACTCAAACCTCGAGCGATCTGATCCAGGGGGCATTGCTCAACATCAATGCCTACTCGCCGGGACAGGTCATCAACGCCACGATTTCGGGTGTATGTCTTCAGGTGTTGAATGATCTGCTGGACTCCCTCTCAAATGATAAGGCCTACATTTTCACGCAGGCCGAGAACATCATCGCCTGGACACCAGGGCAGTATCAGTACTCCATCGGCAATCCGGTGGGTGGCACATTCGCCGGCTATCTCACCAGCGGAAGCCCTGTTATTACCGGCGTTACGGTTCCAAGTAACCTGGTGGCCCGCGGAACCCTCTCGGATGTGCAAGCCGGCATCCCATCGGGTACGACGATCCTGTCGTTCAGTGGCGGTGCAAATGCGGTGGCTATTACTTTCACCGGAGGGCCTACCGGCACCTCCGCCACACTGAACGCGGTATGGTCCGGCGCCACCGGGCTCTACCTCATCAACTTCAGTGATGGGGAATTCCGGTCGGCGAACTTCACGCACAACAACACTGCGGTCACCTGGACTCCCGCGCTCACCGGAACTCCAACGATTTCTGCCACGGTGAACATCAATACCGTGACCATGTCGGCGAATGCCACCCAGACGCTCACAGCGGCCGAGACGATCACCTATACCGTACCGGGGGATATCGCCATTGATCGCCCCTTGCGCATCCGTAACAGCTTCACACGGGTGACAACCTCTGCAGCTGCAGGGCTCGATTACTGGTTTGACTGCGAAGTCTCCTTCGAGCGCTACAAAGAGATCGGTTACAAGACGGTTCCAGGACCGTGGCCCTATGAGGCGGCATACCTCCAGACCTTTCCCTATGGGTCACTGCGGATCTATCCCAATCCCACGATCGCAGGACAGGTCTATCTCTACACCGATCAGATTCTGACCAACTTCACCTCTCTTACGCAGGCGGTGAATCTCCCGCAGGGCTATGCGCGCTCGTTGAAGAAGCTTCTGGGACTGGAGTTGTGCCCGATGTTCGGCAAGGTCCCGAGTTCGGAGCTCAAGCAGCAATGTAAAGAGGCCAAGGATCTTCTCAAGAACAACAACATTGAGCCGATCGTCACACTTCGCTATGACTCGGATCTCATCTACAGCCGAACCACGGATGCCGGGTGGATCACACACGGGGGCTTCGTGTGACCTACGAGGCCACCGACTTCGGCTTCTGCGGGCCGTCCTATCAGGCCCCGATGACGTTGCAGGACGCGCAGGACACCATCAACTGGTACCTCGAGCGCGATCCCGAAGAGCGTCCGAAAGAGCCGATGGCCATGCTGGGCTGTCCCGGGCTGAATCTCCTGTGGTCGACCATCACCGGTCAGGCGCGTGGCGCCTGGGTGCTTCCCGGCAATACCCAGGCGCTGATTGTGGTCTCCAACATTCTCTATCTGGTGAAGATCACTGTCCCGGCCACTCAGACCAGCATTCCGCAGTTTTCAGTCACTCAGGTCGGAACCCTGCTCACCAATGCGGGACCGGTGACCATCCGGGACAACGGTGTGCAGTTCGGTGGTAAGGGCGGCTATGCGGTGATCGTGGATGGGACGTACGGCTACTACTACCTGCTTTCAGGGACGACCTACGTCAACACCTTCAGTGGGTCGACAGCCATCGGTACGCCGACCATCACGATATCAGGAACTTTACCCAACGGATTGATTGTCGCTTCCACTCCGACCTTATCCGATGCGGGCGGATTCATCCCGGCGGGTACGAAAATCCTCTCCGTGGATACGGTGGGCCTGACCATCACGATGTCCGCCAATGCCACCAATAACAGTGGCGTGGAGAACATCTCTCTCACTATCCCGGTCTTCGGTCAGATCACCGACCCGGGATTTCTGGGTGCCCAACGGATTGCCTTCATTGAAGGGTGGCTGATTTTCAACCAGCCCGGCACCCGGACCTTCTACACCACCGGTCCCATCGCCTATTCGATGCTCTTCCCAGGAGCGTTCTTCGCGCTCAAGGATTCCTCGACCGACAACCTCGTGACGCTGTTCGAGAACAATCGCGAGTTGTGGTTGGTCGGTGAGCGTACGACAGAAGTATGGTTCGATTCGGGGCTCGCTAATTTTGCCTTTTCGCGGATCCCCGGAGTCGCTCCGCAGATCGGATGTGGGGCCGTGGATTCCATCGCCCGGGTCGGAACGCAGCTCGCGTGGCTTGGTAAGAATGAGCAGGGCGAGAACCTTGTCGTCGTGACCGCTCAGTACAGCTGGCAGCGCATCTCTAATCACGCGGTTGAGCATGCGATCACCTCCTATCCGGTCACCAGTGATGCGATCGGCTATGCGTATGAGGAAGAAGGGCACCTCTTTTACATGCTCACTTTTCCTACCGCTGATGTGACATGGTGTTACGACCTCACCACCCAGCAGTGGCACAAACGTCTTTCCTGGGATTCCGCGGCAGGCGCTTATCATCGCCATCGTAGTAATTGCTACATGGATTTCGGCAACGTGCGCATCGTGGGGGACTACCAGAACGGGCAGTTCTACCAGATGAGCCGGCAGTTCTATTCCGATGCCGGAAGTCCTCTACGCGCTCTGCGGCGCTCCCCACATGTTTGGCAAAAAGCCACCCGTCAACGCGTATTCTTTGCCCAACTGCAGATCGAATTCACCCCCGGTGTGGGATTACAGAACGGTCAGGGATCAAATCCGCAGTGCATGTTGCGGTGGAGTGATGACGGCGGGTTTTCATGGTCCACCGAACAGTGGGTGACGATCGGATTGGCCGGAGACACCAAGAACAGAGCTATCTGGTACCTCCTGGGGGAATCCCGTGACCGGGTGTGGGAAGCCTCCATTACCGACCCCGTAGCGCGTGACATCATCGGCGCTACTTGTTACATGGAGGCAGCCATCACATGACACTCCAGTACCGGGGACTGCCGACCTATACCGAGCCGGTTGACGATAAAGGCAACATGTCGACGGCCTGGCGCCGTTGGTTCAGTGCCACCGACAACGGCACACCTCCTGCGGCCGAAGCCTCGATCACGGTCGGTGCCTCACCTTTTGCCTATCAGGCGACACAGAAGGGCTTTGTGATCGTGACCGGCGGGACAGTCTCCAGTATCCAATTCACTCGTACCGGGACCTATTCAACAGGCCAGACCGCTGGGGTCTTTCCGGTGTCTCTGGCGGATATCTTGACCGTGACGTGGAGTGTCAAACCTACCATGACGTTTGTCCCGCAATGATCCCCGAGACTCTCCCTACTCGCGAAGACATCGAGCGCCTACAGGCCAGTTTGCTCGATGCTCCGCAAATGGAATTACCGACGCGGCATTACTTCGCGGACGGTATGTATTGCCGTGAGCTGTTCCGACCCAAGGACACGCTCATCGTGGGCAAAGTGCACAAGAAGGAGCATTTCTACATCGTTCTGTCGGGAGAAGTTACTGTAGTGGGAGATGGCAAGCGGGAGCGGATCAAGGCTCCGCGCATCATCGTGTCACAACCAGGAACCAAACGGGCGGTGTATGCGCATGAGGATTCCACCTGCATTACGGTTCATCGCACATTCGAGACTGACCTTGAAGCGATTGAGAGAGAACTGATCGAGCCGGATGAAACCGCCTTGTTCGATGCCTATAACCGGCCCAAAGTCGAGGTGCTCAAATGACCTGGGTTGCCGCAGGGATCGGCGCAATCAATGTGATCGGAGGGTTATTTTCCTCCAGTGCGGCCGAAAAAGCCGCCGCTCAACAAGCCGCTGCAGCCCAGAGAGCTCAGGAAATATCCTTACAGGAATTCAACACTATCACGGGGCAGGAATCCCCATTCATGCAGTCCGGCTATGGAGGGTTGGGACAGCTCAACTATCTTCTGGGAATTGGCAAACCTGGAACAGAGGCTGGCGTGGGGAGCATATATGGCGCACAGGGTCAGGCCCCTACCGCCTCATCCTCTCCCGGTGGAGCGTATGGAAGTCTGCTGACGCCCTTCTCAGCGGACATGATGAAGCAGTTCTCGCCGGCCTATCAGTTCCAGCTGCAACAGGGCCAGCAGGGGGTATTGAATCAGGATGCGGCAGGCCAGGGGGCCTTGTCTGGCGCGGCTCTCAAAGACCTCATTGGCTACAACCAGGGAATGGCCGGGACAGCGTTCAACAACGCGTTCAATCAGTACCAGACCCAGCAGGGGAATATCTATTCGAGGCTGTCGAATCTAGCGAATATGGGTCAAAACGCTGCCGCCAACACCGGACAGCAGGGCACGGCTCTGGCAGGTCAGGCGGCGCAGAGCGCGACCAATATCGGTACGGCTCAGGCAGCCGGCACCGTTGGAGCTGCGAATGCCTTGAGTGGTGCGCTTTCCAATGCCGCAACACCCTGGTTGATGGCCAGTCAGAATCAGAATCCTTACGCATCAGGATCCTACAACTCTGTAATGAATAGCGGTAATTTCGGAGGACCCAACAGTTACGGTAGTGGCTACACCTTCGAGGACTATGGAGCGCAACCGTAATGCCCGACATGATTCCGGTTGCCACGCAGATACAACCGCCCGATCCCAACAAGGGATTATCGCTGCTGTCCAGCATCATCGGGATTCGGCAGGCGCAACAGAACCTGGCGACCGGCGCTCTCCAACAGCAGGGTATTGCCGCAAACGTTCAGCAGGATCAGCAACGTAACCGTGAGTTACAGGCTGCCCAGCAACTGGCGATTCAGGGGGCCAAAGGCGGCAAGTACACCAAAGAAGATGGGACGCTCGATCGCTCATCCTTGGCGAATGACATCTCTGCAATCGGTCCTTATGCGCAAGCAATGTCCGGTCAACTGCTGAGTCAGGCGAATGAAGTGATCGCCAACCAACAGGCCCATCAGAATCTGACGGTCGCGCGTAAAAAGGAGATCGGCGATACCTTCGCATCACTCGCGGCTGATCCACAGGTGGATAACACCAAGTTTATCGATGCGGTGGAGCGTTTGCGTCAAGCCCACAAGGATGACCCGGAATTCTCCCGCATGCTCACTAGCATGACGACTCACTATCCGGGGACTGCCGCGCCGGATCAGCAACGCCAGCTTCTGGGGCGATGGTCTGCGGCGGCAACCGGTGAGCCACAAACCACATCGGGAACTGTTGATACAGGGACACAGATTCAGCCCGTTGGCGTCAACCGGTTCGGAACCGGAATGACACCTGCCGGCGCACCCATCAACAAGCAGACCATGGTAACGACACCTGCCGGACCCTTGGCGGTCGCGACACCTGCCAAAGGCACGGTTGCACCTCTGGCGACCGCAGGTGGTGGCCAGGATCTCAACCCCACAGCAGTACAGCAGCGGGTCAATATAGGGACTGCGGAAGGGGTGACCGGACGGGTACAGCAAGCTCAGGCAGCCGCCAACAATACCGTTCAGGCTCAGGACGCTCTGACGCGTGCGCGCACAATTCTGGATAGCCCGAATGCCCCGAATACGGGCGCGCTCGTCGAATGGAAGCGCAATGTCAAGAACTTTCTTTCGAGTGCTGGCGTTGATACACAAGGCGCTGATGATACGAACTCGCTGATCAAGAACCTCGCTCGTTATGAAGCCTCGAGAGCCACACAGGCCGGGCTCGGTGGGACCGATGCCGCACGGGAGCTGGCGCATAACGGCAGCCCCAATGTATCAATCGATAATGCAGCCCTGAAAGGGATCATCACGCAGTCACTGGCGACTGAAAAAGCGCTAGCGGCCTACGCCAACATTCAGGCCAAAACCAGGGATGCCGGCGCACTGGCCAGGAATGAGGCGGACTTCCGCAATATCCCACATCTCATCCAGGGCTATGAATATGGGCTCGCACGGACCCCTGCGGAAGCCGAAGAGTTCTTGAAGAAACATGGATTGTCCCGCGCAGAGATGGCACGTACTCGTCAGGCCATCAAAGAGTTTGAGGCCCGTCAATGACGGACTTCGATCCTGATAGCTATTTGCGTGGGGCTGAATCGAGTGCGTCATTCGATCCGGACGCTTACCTGAGTCAGCCTGCTCAGCGCACTGCACCGAAATCAATCGATGCAACACCTCCAATGCCTTCTCTCGCAGAAGGCGTGATTCATGGCAAGAAGGTCGCACAGATCGTGGCCCGGCATCCGTTCAGCTTAGGTGTGGGAGCGGCGGAAAATGCCTTGAGTGCCGTTACAGGAGGCGTGGGATCGCTCGCTGATGCCGTGACGTTATCAGAGCCTGGAACCCACGATTGGGCCTATCGGCCTCGTACGGAAGCGGGTCAGCAATTGGCCGCTGCTGGTGCAGAAGAAACCAATGCGATGGGGCGCGGATTTTCCGGATGGGCTGCGCAAGGCCCGCTCGGCGATGGTCCGTTGGTGGAGACGATCAAACGCTATGGACCCGAGGCACTGGGGGCGGTTGGAACCGTCACAGGTGCGGCAGGATTGGGCAGAATGTTCACCAGCCCTGGGATACCTGAAACACCGGTTACTGCACAGGACGTTCTGAATCAGACAGCACGGAATTCACCTCAATCTCAGGGTGCTGCCTCTGCAGCCCCGCGCATGACCAACGTCAGTCCGGAATTGCAACAGGCTGTGGTCGATGCCGCCCGCCAGACCGGCGGGGCCGTCAATCCGGAAGTCCTGAACCGGCATATCGAGGCGGACTCCCTACCGGTGAAGATCCAACTGACTCCCGGTCAGGCTTCGCAGAGTCCCGGAATGATCTCGGCGGAAATGAATAACCGCGGGCGCATCGCTGGCTTACCGGAGATGCTGAACGAGCAGAACCGTCGTCTGACGCAGAACGTCCAGGCAATCCGCGATCGTGTGGGGCCGGATGTGTTCTCGGCCAACCATGTCGAGCATGGGGATACCCTCATCCAGGCCTACAAAGACAAGGCTGCGATCGCTGATGCCGATATCAACCAGAAGTACCAGGCCTTGCGGGATGCGGCCGGCGGGAATTTCCCGGTCAGCGCGCCGACACTTCTGAAAAACGCGACCTCCGCGCTCAACCAGGAGCTGCTACTCGATCACGCGCCGAAGTCGATCATGTCCACGCTCGGTCGTCTGGCCGATGACGACAGCATGACCTACCAGAATTTCGAGTCGTTACGGACGAATCTCGCGCGGATCGCCCGGAGCTCTACGGACGGGAATGAGCGGGCTGCGGCGGGAGTGATCCGCAGCGCGATGGAGGAGTTGCCATTGAAACCCGGTGCGGCGGAACTGAAGCCCCTGGCGGATGCGGCCCGCTCAGCCGCGCGTGCGCAGTTCCAGGCCTTGGACGCTGATCCCGCCTACAAGGCCGCGGTGAATGAATCGGTGCCGCCAGACCGCTTCGTGCAGCGGTACATCATCGGTGCGCCGCGCGATCAGGTCGCACTCATGCGCGAGAACCTGAAAGACAACCCCACGGCAACCCAGACCATGGGGGTTGCGACTCTGGACCACCTGCGCCAGTCGGCCGGTATCGATCCGATGGGCAATGGAACCTTCAGTCAGGCTGGCTTCAACAAGCACCTGCAGGCGCTGTCGCCGAAGTTGGGATCGCTCCTGGATCCGCAAAGCATCGAGCAGCTCGAGACGCTCGGCAATGTGGCGCGTTACACCCAGGCACAGCCCAAGGGATCGTACGTCAACAATTCCAATACGCTTGTGGGGGCGCTCGCCAGTCATGCGGCCACTGCGGCGGAGACGGGTGCGAATGTGGCCGCCAAGGGATTCCCGATCGGCACCATCACCCGGAAAGTGATCCAGAACCGGGCAGAAGCGAAAGCCGCCAAACAGGTCCTGAAGCCCTATGGAGGGCTCACGGACCTACCTGAGAAGCCGTAATGACTCACAGCACGGCGAAAAAGGCGACCAGCAGGAACATCGAGCCGACAATCCAGTGTCGGGTGCAAAAGCACGCGCCCGCAGCAAGGAAAATGACTGTTGCGACCATAAGAAACTGTAGTCCCACCCAGCACTGTATGCGCAACTGGATGGAGGCCATTCTGTGACGGCCAGCTTCCTCGCACCCGCACCGATTTCACGGTTTTATGACAACAACGGCAATCCGCTCTCGGGTGGACTGCTTACGACCTATGCGGGCGGGACCAATACGCCGATCGCGACTTATATCGATAGCACCGGGGTGACGACGAATACAAACCCCATCACGCTAAACTTCCGGGGTGAGGCGTCCATCTGGCTACTGCCCAATATCGCTTATAAGTTCGTCCTGACCGATTCCGCCGGCAATGCCATCCCCGGTTACCCGGTCGATAACATCGTCAATGCCGCGCTTCTATCCCTCTACGGCGGGGTGGATACCGGGGTCGCCAATGCCTACATCATCAATTTTGCATCCCCGGTTCCTGCGAATACGAACGGGCAGGTGATCTATTGGCTACCATCGAATTCGAATACGGGCCCCTCGACGATCAACGTGAATGGTGCGGGCTTCCAGGCCATCCAGAACCCCAATGGGACGCCTCTGGGAGCCAATCAGATCATAGCGGGCCAGTTCGTCAGCATCATCTCCATCAACGGGGTCTGGCAGCTCTACGGCGGTTCCGGGGCAGGGGTGAATGTCGGCACCTTTGGATCTGAATATCCGATCCCATCCGCCACCACGACCGATCTCGGCAGCGCTCCGGCGCACAACGTCCAGATCACGGGAACAACCACGATCACCTCGTTCGGCACATCGGCCCAGACGATTGCGCCGATCTATGTCGGTCGATTCTCAGGCGCTTTGACGCTCACCAATTCCACATCCCTGATCCTTCCAGGTGGCAACAACATCACCACGAGCAACGGGGATGCCTTCATCGCGGAGTACATGGGATCGGGCAGCTGGCGGGTTCTGTTCTATCAGTACATCTCCGCTACGAGCACGACTTATTCGGTCAAGGCTGCCGATACGGCCCGTCAGTCCACCACGACACTGACGGCGGATCCGGATCTATCCCTCACGCTTCTCACGGGTCAATACAGTTATGAGCTGTTCATGCTGTTTGATTCGGTGGCGGCCGGCGCCGGATTCAAATTCCAGTCGGTAGGGACTGCGGTCGATAGCCGCGCTACCTCTCCGGCGAGTGCTACGGGCTTTGTGAATGCCGCCGCTTACGGCCCGAAGCTTGAGTCTTTTGTGGGCGGTACGATCAGCTATGCAACGGTGGGAACCGCATCGGATAGCAATCAGGTGCTCTACAAGGGCTCCTTGTTGGTCACCACTGCGGGGACTTTC